GGAACATCTCAGTTGGCTGCGATGACTCCCTTTGTGAATCTTATCTATAGATACAGAGAAAAAAAGAATGACCCATGGAAAGAATTTGTTGTTCCTTTTAAATCTTTTTCTACGGATGATGAGTTCACGTTTGAGAAAAAGAAAGAGATGTTAACAAGCAGATTTAATCGCGGCGATGGTGCTGGTATTGAATCTGTTAGCGTCAACAGAAACTTTCCAGCTATTGGTAACCTGCTTAGTGTTACTGTAAACATGGCGTTTTTCTTTCAAAACATTGGTATCTTGACGAGAAAGCAGGAAGTTGGAGGTTTAAAAGACTTCAGTTTCATAAAAGTAATGGGATTTTTAGCACCACAGTTTGAAGAGTTGGTTTTAGAATATGGCTATGGCATATCTAGATTTACAGACCCAAGCATCATCCCTCCAAAAATGCAGACGCAGATTTTGTTGAGAGAGAAAAAACGTTTTGTACTTAGATATAAAGGGCATGATTTTGATTTAGAGCAAGATGGTTCTGTAAAACTAAACGTGTCTTATACTACACAGCAAGATCAAGATCTTTTTAGTAGAAAATCTGATGTTGCTATTCCAAAAGATAAAGTTTTAATATCTTCATTGGCGGTTGAGCCATCTGCCAAGAGACAACTAACAACTTATAGAAAACTCTTAAACAGGGTGACAAAGTTGGAAGAAGAGCAGAGAAATATTAAAAAAGAAGAAATAAGAAGAAAAGAAGCTCCAAAAGTAACAGGCACCGCACAAAATAAATCTGCGGTTCTAAACTTACAAAGAAGAAAGAAAGAAGTAACTGATAGGATAATAAAAACAAACAAAAGTTTAAACGCTCTCAGAAACCAATTATCACCCCACGTCAAACAAAAATTCATAGAAACGATAAGAAAAAACAAAGATTTGTTCAAAATTAGTTTTACCACTGGCGCAAATCAAGCCTCTAACAGCGAAGACGCTAGAGACTATGCTTTGATCGCATCACTATCTCTTGAAGAATTAATAGACAATAAGATAGTTGATACTAAAATAGCAGATTTAACGACTGGTGTCCTTAACGATCAATTTGAAAATAGCCTTGTGTTTGACGAAGTGGTTGAAGGTTCAAACAAAAAAGAGAAGCTGGTTGTGGTTAACAAAGTTCTATCCTCTCTCTTTAATGTGCCCGAGGGCACCACTCGCTCAAGAAACGAGCAGTTCGGAGATATTCTATTCTTCTCTATCCGTTCATTGATAGCAGCAGCCTATTCAGACTTAGAGGACGACTATAAAGAACGAGTGCCTTTTGTTGGACTAAGCAATGTCACAACAAAATCTTTTGGAAGGCAATATTCTGTAAACATAGGCGACATCTTAGTCAGTGTTGATACATTCCAAAAATGGTATTACAAAAATTATACAAGTAAAAGAGTGATAACGTACTCATTTGGCGACTTTTTAAACGATATCATGACAAAGCTTGTGCCTGAGATCCTAGAAAACAACTCTAGCTCTTTGTTTGGTAACAATAGAATTGGTAGTATCCGTCCTATAAATTATCTAACAAAGATGAAGCCCAATAGAAAAAATGCTGCGTTGTTTAGAAGCGTTTACACAAATGGATCGAATAAACAAAACTTGAAAAAACTGGCTATAAAAGTCAAACAAGTCAATGAAATTAAAACAACAAAAAATTTAACTTCAGTAGTTTTGTATACAAACTTAAAAAACCCATCTAATCCAGTTGGGAGTCCTTTCTTAAAAAGAAACTTGAAAGACACTAATTTTAGTGAGGCAACGGACATAAAATTTGGTTCTCCACATATTAAAATTGGTGCCGATTCAGGACTATTAAAGAGCATCAACTTCTCTTCTAAAGATTTCCCCGGTCTTAGAACAGCCTTATGGGCAGAGTCACTAACTGATTCAGCAGAAGTTTTACTAAAATATAAGTACAGCGCCGATGCGACGACTATCGGAAATAATATATTTTTCAAGGGTGGGTACTTTACAATCCCGTCAAACCCTCTTGGAATCAGTAGAGACTCTTTCGACCCCGGCATTGTTGGTTACTACTACATACAAAGAGTTGTCGATAGTGTTT